GAAAAGTTCAACGCAAATTCGACTAGTTCTAGTTCGTTAGTGAACAGTTTAACCCAGTCTGTTACTACAAATTCTGTTCCGTGTTTTTTGATGTGCCTAATCCAAAGTTTGCCAGATCCCAAATATGCATATGGATCCTGTTTTGTTGTTTTCCCAAAATACTTTAGACCGGTGATGGTATGACGTTTGATATACAGATAAGTATTCACGCTGATTGCTCCTTTATAGCAGTTAGAGAGGGTGGATATTTCCAGTATCGCGATCCTCACCTTTATTTAGCAATCTATTGACTTTGCTCAACATCTATGTTAAAATCAACTATGACAACTACAATTAAAAAGGCAATCCATGTTCGTTGATTGCTATCACGATAAAAAGAAAGAAATCATCCACGTTGTAGAACGTGTAGATGGTAAGAGGGTACTCAAGCAGTATCCTGCCAAGTACATTATGTACTATCCCGACAAACAAGGCAAGTTTGTAAACATTGCCGGAGATCGAGTAAGTCGAGTCATGCTGGGTAATGCCGCAGCCTTTGACAAAGAAAAACGAATCCACTCTAATAAGAAATTATGTGAAAGCGATTACAAGCCACTGAACCGTTGCTTGGAAGAAGTGTATGGTGGTCAAGACGGCCCCGATCTTCATGTTGCATTTTTCGACATTGAAGTTGCTTACGACAAGGTCAAAGGCTTTGCGCCGCCAAGTGACCCATTCAACTATATCACTGCCATTACCACGTATCTAATGTGGATGGATCGTAATATCACGCTGTGCTTGAAGCCAGAAAGTATGAGTCAAGAAGTAGCACAAGAAATTTGTGCCAAGTTTGAAGATACTATCCTGTGCGACAATGAAAAAGAGATGCTGGACATGTGGCTCGAGCTTATTGCAGATGCTGATGTACTGAGTGGTTGGAACTCAGAAGGCTTTGATATTCCATACACTACCAATCGTATTACTCGAGTACTTGGCAAGGAGCAAACACGCAGAATTTGCCTGTGGGACCAATATCCCAAACGACGTGAGTTTGAAAAGTATGGCAAGGCATTAGAAACGTATGACCCTGTTGGTCGTATTCACCTTGACTATCTTGAACTGTATCGCAAGTACAACTATCATGAGTTGGCAAGTTATCGATTGGACTATGTTGGTGAAATTGAACTTGGCGAAAACAAAATCCACTACGAAGGCACACTGGATCAGTTATACAACAACGACTTTGAAAAGTTTATTGCTTACAACAGACAAGACGTTTTGCTGTTGAAGAAGCTAGATGACAAGCTAAAGTTCATCGAACTTACTAACCTTATTGCTCATGCAAATACTGTAACGCTTCGTGGCACGTTGGGTGCCGTGGCTGTTACTGACCAAGCTGTTATCAATGAAGCACACAGTTTAGGAATGGTTGTACCAGATCGTCCACGCCGCAGTGAAGACTCAAAGGATAATGCGGCTGCTGGTGCGTATGTGGCTGTACCTAAACAAGGTATGCACGACTGGATTGGCAGCATGGACATTAACTCGCTGTACCCATCTCTGATTCGTGCCCTAAACATGAGCCCAGAGACTATCATCGGGCAAGTACGTCAGACACGTACATTAGCAGGCATTGACGAATTCATTGCAGACGGTAAAGGTATTGCTGAATTCTGGGAAGGTAAGTTTGCTTGCTTTGAATACGAGTCAGTGATGGCACGTGACATCGGACAAACAGAAATCATCGACTGGACAGATGGTACCAGCACTGAAATGAGTTCGGCTCAAGTTTATGATTACGTATTTCATGGTGGCCAGCCACTGATGATCTCGGGCAATGGTACTATCTTCAAGTACGACACCAAAGGTGTTATTCCCGGCCTGTTGGAACGTTGGTATGCTGAACGTAAAGTATTGCAAGCCAAAGCCAAAGAAGCATATGGTACAGACATGTATGACTTCTGGGACAAGCGGCAGTTGGTTAAGAAGATTAACTTGAACTCTGCTTATGGTGCGTTGCTAAACGCAGGCAGTCGATTCTTTGATCAACGATTGGGACAGAGTACTACACTGTGCGGACGCTTGGTTGCCAAGCATATGGCTAGCCAAGTTAATGATTGCTTGACTGGTGATTATGAACACATGGGCAAAGCCATTATCTACGGTGACACTGACTCTGTTTACTTTAGTGCTGTGCCAGTGTTTAAAGATCAAATTGCATCAGGTGAAATTGATTGGAGTACTGACAAGATCATTGAACTGTATGATGCTATTTCAGATCAAGTAAACGACACGTTCCCGGCATTTATGAATCGTGCATTCAATGCTCCTGCAAGCCAAGGAGAGATTATCAAAGCTGGTCGAGAAGTAGTTGCTTCCAAAGGTATCTTTATGACCAAGAAGCGTTATGCTGTTCTTATTGTTGATAAGGAAGGCAAGCGTAAAGATAAAGATGGCAGCAAGGGTGAACTCAAGGCCATGGGTCTTGATATGAAACGTGCTGACACACCAGAGTTCATGCAAAAGTTTCTAGAAGAAGCACTTACAATGACACTCGAAGGTGTAAGCGAGCAAGACGTTATGGCTCGTGTTAAACAGTTCCGCGAGGAATTCAAAGCCAGGCCGGGCTGGGAAAAGGGCACACCTAAGCGTGTAAACAACCTAACTAAACATACTGATGTTTATAAGAAAACAGGTAAGTGTGGTGTAGGTCACGCAATGGCAGCTATTAACTGGAACAGGTTTAAAGAAGCGTTTGCTGACAGACGCAGTATGGATATTACAGACGGCCAAAAAGCCATTGTCTGTAAGCTGAGATCCAACAACTACAACATTACTTCTATTGCATATCCAATTGACGAGATGAACCTCCCAGATTGGTTTAAGCAATTACCGTTTGACCATATTGCAATGGAGGAGACTATTATTGACTCTAAAATTGACAACTTGCTTGGCGTACTGCATTGGGATTTGAATGCAAGTAAGGACCAAGGTTACATCGATGACTTGTTCTCCTAAATGGAGAAGCAGGTACTTGACTTACCCCGCATTTTTAAATATAATTGATAACATAACTGGAGAATATAGCAATGCTAAAAGATATCGTGCTTGATGTAGCAAAAAACATCGCAGGACTTGGTTCGTTTAAAGAGATCCTTGTTGAACAGGAAGACAATTCAACTAAGTTTACAGCCTATCCGGAAGGTAACTTGTTGACAGTACTTGCCAACAGCAAAGATAAGGTAACAGAGCTACCAGAAAAGTTTGGTCTTCTTAACTTGGGTTTCTATGTTGGCTTGACTAACTTGTATAAGTCTGAAGACAGCAAGGCCACAACTGGTACTGACAAAAACAATCAAACTGATCGTTTGGTATTTACTGGTCCAGACGGTAACAGTGACGAGTTCCGTTTGACTCCGACAAATATTATGCAGACCAAGAGTCGTACATTTAAAGGTACAACTTGGGAAGTGGTTGTACAACCAGCAGCCAACAAAATTAGCGAGTTGGCGCAGCGTGGATCTTTGTATGCAAGTATTGATCCTAACTTTGTTGCTTCAACTGAAAACGGTAAATTGGTGTTTACGTTTGGTGGAACTCAAGGCGGCGGCCATAGTGGTAAGTTTGTGTTTGCAGACACTACACAGACTCTAAAGCGTCCAGTAACACTTTCGATTGAAGCTGTTCTTACTGCTTTTAAAATGTGCAGCCAAGGTACTCCAATTCTAAGTTTAAGTGAAAAGGCTACTCGTGTTGAGTTTGACAGTGGCTTGATCAAATACGAATACATTACCCCTACACAAAACTAATCTATGACAATTGACTTGAGCAAGAAGGCAATAGAAGGCAATTACGCTTTCTATTTGCCAGCTATTAGTGGATTCTACACCAAGCAACTTGGTAAGGATTTGTCTGATCCTACGTTTACTCCTAAGGAACGTGTACCTGCAAAGTTTGAACACGGTCTTCAAGGTACTAACTTCTTGGATCCAGAAAACTCGTACTATCACTATGGTGTTGCATTGTACTCAGCAGGTCATGCTGATCGCAACTTGACTCGTTGTAATGACAAAGAGCCAATGATTCACAAACGTGATCGTAGCAAAACTACTATCGTTGGCGATAGCTCGGGTTTCCAATTGGCAACTGGTGTTATCAAGATGGACTGGGCAAACATCAAAGGTGAAGCTGGAGACAAGTTCCGAGAGGAAATCTTGCGCTACCTT